GTTCTTTTTTAGAATATTGAACGCCAGGTATAAATCCATCTTCAATAACAAGATGACCATAGCCAATTGTATTGTAGCCAAGGCTATCAGCATAAATTGTATCTCTATAACCTTCGTGTTTTTTAATCCTGTCTTTTATTATCTGTAAGTTCATTTGCAAAAATAGATCCTCTTTTGTTACCTAATTTGTAAGTTCGCTTTTTTAGATTTATATAAAATTGTTTAACGTTTAATTTTTTTTGAATGTCATTAATTGGTCTTTTGTAATGCCTGCTTTCACGATCAGATTTGGCATCATATAGATCAACTTTGCCTGTCTTTGTATTAACAGTAACAATGTCTACTGGACCAACGCCATTAACATTTGTGAATACTAGATGGTCATCATCTACTAATTCAAGAATTGCAATCATGTGAGCTGCAATTCCTTTGTTGTAATGTTTCAATTATTTTTTAAAAGGTAAGATGTTCCATGCGGCAACTAAAGTAACTACTATTCCGATAATCCAAACCAGAACTTTCACTCCACCTTTGCCGTACGCTATCTCTTCTTTAATAATATGTATGTCGTTCGAATTCGTTTGTACTATTTTGTGAAGCTCATCAATCTTTTGATTGATTGAAACGAGTGAAACAGAATTTGATTTTTTATTTCTTTTCATTATTATAATAATCTTTTAAAGTCTTTTCCATATCTTTGAAAAAATCTGACCAAAACTTCTGACAATCTTTTGAGTATTGTTCTGTATTTTTTTTGATCTCTTCGTAGGATGGTAGTTCAAATTTAAACATATTTTTTTTCCTTTGTTTGTTTATTAATCTTTTTTATTCATGCTTTTAAAATGCTCAACGAAATCATTGATGATATTCTCATAACGCCAGCCAAGCCAGCAGCCTACGATAAAACTCAACGTCATTAAAAGTGTAGTCATATTTTTTTTATTTAGTTGTTAAGAAAAATTAATGCCAACGTTATTTCCGTTATCAACATTACCGCTTGCTGTTGGTGAGCAGAATGTAGCTCCTGTAGCATTACAATCTTGTATATTTGTAAATACTAATCTTGGTATTCTTCTATAAGAGCTGTCTTGTGTGGTAAGTGGAATATTAAAGAAATTAAAAAAATCATAAACAAGATCAAAGCTCCATCCTAGATTATTTCCAGAATTAACATTTGTATTTTTTGGAGCGTGCCAAAATGTACCTGTTGCAGCGCAATCTTTTATATCTAAGAATTTAACTTCTATTGCCATTATGGTATGTAATTTAAAGTAAATCTCGTTCCTGATGTACTAGAGCGTAAAGACACAACGTTTCCAGAAGTTCCTCTAGCTGAAAGATTAGATATGTTAGTTATTGTAGATGCTGGAAAATTTATTGTACATGGCTGAACAGTATTTAAAATATCATTAAAAGTATTAGCACCTGTTAATGTTAAAGCGCCTGTTCCACTTTGGACTAATTTGTAAAAAGTTTTACCACCTCCAGCAAATGTTTTGGCTGAAGCGCTACTCATATAAATACTAGATGATCCTGGATTTACTGTTAAGTTTGAAGTAGTTGCAGTATCAAAAGCAGTTCCTGCTCCTGTGCAAGTTAAGTTTCCTGTTCCTAATGTTAAAACTCTTACATTAGAATTGCTTGAATTAAAAAGACCTGTAGTTAAATTAAAGCCATTTAAATCTAATGTTCCATTATTAAAAAATAAATTGGTTGTAGAGGTTAATGTTAAATTATCTAACAGTCTAATAGTGCCACCTACTCCATTAAAAGTAGTATTGCCATGTATTCCTTTTCCATTAGTTCTAATTTCTTGTATGCCTGTTCCACTAAAAGCAAAAGAATTAGTATTTGTATTAAAAGTTCCAACATTACCATAGGCAGCTGTCATCCCAGCAGAAAGAGTTAAATTTCCATAAATTGTCATTCCACCACTTATTCCATAAAAAGATCCAGTAAAATTTTCAAGATTTAAATTTTTGTAAGCACCACGAGCGCCAAGATTAAAACCATCTACTCCAGAAACGTTAACGCTTATACATTTGCTTGGAGACCATGAGCCATTGAAGTCTTTTATATAAACTTGTCTAACACCAGCAAATCCGGAATATGTAAAATTCACGACAGGCGTTCCAAGTAAAGTAAGACTACCTGCTTCGATGTTACAAATTAAGTCGCCATTACCATTTACATTTAATACTCCAGTTCCAAAATCTAGAGTTCTTGCATTACTATTATCTGAGTTAAATTTTTTACAAGTATAACTGAAATCATTTAAATCAAATGTTCCTCTTGTTAAGAAAGTTGTTAATGCAATATCATGAGTGTTAGTAGTATTTCTTGCAAGTTGAACTATTCCACCTGGACTATCTATTGTAATTGGTGATGCAATTGTTGCAGCATCTATAATTTGTGTCGTACCTTGACCAGACATAATATAAGCACTATTATAAATACTATTAGTTGTTGTTACCGCTGAAGATAATGTAATATTTTTATAGAAAGTTTGAGTTTGCTGTCCATTTGCAATCGTCATGGCGTTAGTTCTTGCCGAGGCATCTAACGCACCAATATTATAATAAGCATCAAACGTAATTGTAGCGCTTGTATTTAAACCTGTATTTTCAATGATGGCTGTATCTTGTGGAAGCGGAAAGTTATTTACATTTACAGCACCTCCTGATGACAATGCCCAGGCAGTTTGGTTCCAATTTCCACCACCTACTAAATTCCAATATTTATTTGCAGCAGTTGTGAAAGTAATACCAGAATTTCCTAAACAATCTCCAATTCTTGTTCCGGTCCAAGATACAGTTCCTGCACCTGCAATATTTCTAAAATCTACATTTGAAAGAGCTGCAAGCGTTCCATTACAAGTAATAGTTCTTTGTGTACCTATAGTGTCGGAACGAACAAACAAATTTCTACCTGGATTACCGCCACCTAAAGTTAAAGTGCCATTTACAGTAATATTACCGGCTAAATCTATCTGCTTATTGTTGTTAACGCCTGGACTTTGAATAGTTAAGTTATTAAAAGTAAGTGTGCCTCTTAAAACAGTTACGGAATAAGTGTTGGTAAATGAAACATTATAAAAAGTAAGTGGAGTAGAACTATTGCTACCAAAAGTACCCATAAAATAATTAGAAATAAGATGTGATGTACCTGCGTTAAGCGTTAAGTTCGTACCACTAGTGCCATACATATAAAAAACCCAACCTGTCGATGTAACAGTAGATGAGCCAAGATTGATAGTTCTAACTAATGTTCCGTCAGAATGAATTTCGGCTTGTCCTGAAATATTATAATTTTGAGTATTAAATGTTCCGCCTAATATACTTACTCGATAAACATTTACTAAAGCGCTTCCTAAATCAAATGTGCCGCCTACTCCATTTATTTCAATATTTAAATTTGTTAATACAACGCCGTTAGTAGTAATTGTTTTTGTGCCAGACGTTGCTCTAAAGCTAGCTTTGTAACCAGGATTGCTCCAAACAAAATTAGTGGCAGCAAGTGTCATTGAACCATAAATGTTTATGGCTTCAGTTTGTGAAAAAGTTGTTACTACATCTAAACCTGACATGGTTAAATCATTACATATTGTACCTGTGCCAATATTTACTGAATAATTTACGCCAGCATCGGAGGCTGCATCAAAGATTACATTGTCTGCTAATGTTGGAGCTGATGAACCACCTGCTCCACCTGAAGTCGTAGACCAGTTTGTAGTTGAACTTGAATTCCAAGTTCCAGCGCCGCCAACCCAATAACGATCTGCCATTATATTTCTCCTTCGTTAATTTCTTTTATTTCTTCTATTTGGACTTCTGGTAATTGATTATTATTTTCTACTTCGTTAATTTCTGTTTTTTCTTTTGGTATGATTGAAAATAAATAATCTTGAAATCTTTTTTCTTTCATTTCTTCTATTTGTTCTTCTGAAATTTGATAATTATTTTCTAAGACAATAGCGTCTTTAAATTTATGACCATCTCTGTTAATTTCAAATTCAATTTTAATCATTAATTAGAACCCCATTAGTTTAGAAACGAGCTGCCATTTAGAAGCTGTTGTGTTATAAAAAAAACCGAAGTAATCATACTTTGTAGAGCCAGATGTTACTGTTGGTAAAAACAATTCATCACTACCAATAAATATTGCATTCCAAGCAAACGTTTGAACGTTTGTACTTCTAATTCTAATGATTAATCTTTGTGCATTTACAGGAGATCCAGTAGGTGCATTAATAGTTAAAGTTCCAATTACTTGAGTGTTAGCTTGTGTAAAGAAATCTGCAGCATCACTATTTAAAGAAATGCTAGTTGCATCCGCAACAGTTAAAACTCTAGTAGGTATAACACCTCCAGCCACAGAATTTATATTTGTGCTGTTAGAATTTACAGTTGTTATCGCAGCTATGTTACCACCAACTGAATTAACATTTGCTATGTTTGTAACAACCAGTCCAATATTTGTATTGGCTCCGGCGACAGTAGTAATATTAGTATTGGCAGCAGCAACTGTTGAAATGTTTGCGTTAGCTGCAGCAACTGTTGTGATGTTTGCATTGGCTCCAGCTACAGTATTTATATTAGCTATAGAACCTGCAACTGACGTAATGTTAGTATTAGCAGTAGCTACAGTATTTATATTTGTAGCATTAGAATTAACAGCATTAATATTTGTAGAATTACTTGCTACTGAATTAACATTAGCAATAGAACCACCTACTAAATTTACATT